CTTCGAGACAACCAGTATTGGTGGAACGGAATACGTCAGCCGTGAGCAGCTTGAATCTGCAATGGCAGTCACTCGTAAGCAAGCGTCTAATGACGGAGCAAAACGAGGTATGAACATGACCTTGGATAAGATGCAGAATAGCCCTAGAACTAGAACCCGGATTGGTCTTCGCTGATGGCTAGTGCTTTCCCACAGATGACTCCGTCAGCGAGAAGCATGACGATGGGCGATCTGCCTAGCAAGACATACAGAGCAATGTCTGGTGCGACAGTACGTCGTGCCTTTGGCAACAAGAAGACACGATATATCTTGAAGCTACAGTTTCAAAATATTGGCGATGGCTTTCAAGCACGCAATGGATCTGGAACGGTAGAAGCAATCTTGAGTCACTACGATTCTGCCAACGGAACCTTTGATCGTTTTGGTTTACCAGGCCAGCTGTTTCAGGGGATGGGAGGAAGTTCTTCAAATTATTTTACGCAAGCAGCAGTTAGCTGGCGTTACGCAAAACCACCTGAAATTAAAAATGTAAAAGCAGGACTTAGTAGTGTTTCTGTTGAGCTTATCGGAGAGATTGACGCCTGATGACAAGCGAAATTCGGATCTGTCAGTTTCTTCAACTTGAAACAACAAACGGTCAAACGCACCGGTATCAAAATTACTTTTTAAAAGTAAGTAAAAGTTTTCAAGGGGTTTCTTATAGCTATGTTCCTTTTGAAGTAGAGGGAGGTATCTCTAGCTTGAACGCAGACAACCAGCAAATCACTGTGCGTCTGCCAGCCACTGAGTATGCAGTCCGACTTGTAGAAGAGGGCGATGGCAACAGGTTGAGCAAATTGATTTTGTACACCAGATTTATTACGGCTGCCGGTGGCATCCCTAGTACTGGCCCTGAAGAGTATTACGTGGGGATTGGAGCGTCATTTAGTGATGACACGATTGAGCTTCGTTTCCGATCTGCTTTAGACGGTGTTGCGGCAGGCTTTCCAGCTCGCACTTTGACAGAAGAAAACGTAGGCATTTTGCCGCTTGAGTCGAACCTGTCATTGCGATGAATGACTTAATTGGACTGGAGTATTGCTGGGGCGCACACCCAGCAGACGGACGAAATAAGACTGATTGCTTTCAGTTGCTTTGTGAAATCCGTTCACGGCTTGGGTTGTCGGATTACAAAGAGCAGTTTTGCTGGGTTTACTGGCTGTACTCAGCCGAAACGCTTAAACCAAGTCAGATGGCTCGCTGGTTACTTCAGAGCGGGAAGCGGCTTAAGATACCAAAAGTTGGTGCTGCTGCTTTGCTTGCTGGTACAGACAACGCTGCACTTGGAACGGTGACGGATCGGGGTTTGATCTGCATAGCTCCAGGCAAACGTGTTGTGTGCATTCCAGTGGAGCGTGTCAGCGCAAATTATTTCTGGTTGAACTGATGAATCGGAGACTGCTGCCTTATGAGTACCAGCTGATTGAGGCGCTGGGGGTAAGCAAGGAAGAGTATCTGGAATTTGTTGCGCTGCAGCAGGAATATAAGGATCCAAAGGCTGGCACTGCGCTCGACGTTAGAAATGAAGCTGGAACGGTTGCAATTGTTTTAACGGTTGTTGGGATTCTGTTTCAGGTTGGAGCGGCACTATTAGCGCCCAAGCCAAGCATTCCTGATTTAGGGGCAGACAACAAACGAAGAAATAGGCAGCAACGTTTCGCACCATCTTTTGGCTTTAACGGCGCTCCAGAGCTGGCCGCTTATGGCGATCCAGTCAACCTTGTTTATACCAGCAGGAAAGATAACGCAGAGGGAGGCGTTCGCGTTAGCGGTTCTTTAGTGTGGTCGGCGGTTGACAACTTTGGTTCAGCGCAATTTATGCAGCTGTTGTTTGTGCTTGGAGCGGCAAAGATCAAAAGCATTAGTGAGGACAGGACTGCGTTTGGTTCGTTGGCTCTTAACCAATTAGACCCATCTACAGCTTTTCTCTTTTACCCAGAAGATGGGGTAGGCAGGCCTCCCAGATTCAAGGATCTTATAAAAGGCAAAAAAACTTTTTATCCGGAAAGTTTAGATCGTCCGAATAATCAAGATGTTTGCAAAATTGTAGGCTATAAATCAGGTCAACGAGAAGGTGTCGAAGGGTTTAGCCAGGCGTATTCACCGACAACTTCCTCTTCCCTTGGTATTTATGATCCTGTGCCCATCAAGGTGGAGATGCAGACAAGAGATAGTGAAGGTGAAGAACAGTTTGGCCCTATCGGCGTCACTCTGGAAGTAAACGCATGGTCGGTTAAACCGATATATAACGAGAACGATGAGATTCAAGTTCGTTTTGAGTCTGACGGCTACACAGGCGGTGGCGATGAAGAGGTTGTGCCTTTAGCTCTTAATTTTCGTCGTCAAGCAGTAAATGCTTTGGACTTTGGGAGTACTTATATGCTGGGTTCTGCCAAGTTTCGTTTGCTTAGTTTTGGCAGCAGCAGAGACCCTGACGATGGCGACGTAAATGCAACATTTAGATGTATTGAAACGGGACGATGCCCATCTTTTGACTACAACAAAGAAGTGCCGGTAGAAAACGTAAAAGCAGAGAAAAAGAAGCTGGAAAGTCATTTTAAAATAATAAATGACAAATATGACGACACTGAGACGACGCCTGCTAGTGGCAGCAGCTCTTTTGCCTCTACTGCAGGCGAGCTTGACGCAGATGGCAATATAGACGACAAAAACATAGCCGACCAATACAACACAAAAGGCTTTATCAATAATTTCTCACTAGGCCATTGTTCAATCACATACGACTTCAAAAACCCCAAAACAGCGAGTTGGGTGAATGAGATTGGCGATAGCAAAAGCTTGGACATTAAAACTGTAGGATCAATCGAATATACAAAATATTTAGAAGATGAAACCTTAAACGATCCTCCAACCGTAAACGCTAGTGAGCTAAGGAGAGTGCTTAGGGAAGACATCCGAGGATTAGAGAAAACACTAAGCGATATTCAAGGTAATAAGTATGACGAAGATTCGCGTCCATGGAGAGGGATTCTTCCTGCTACGTCAGGCAGAGTATTGGACGAGTATGGAAACGTTGTTCCGTATGATGAAACAATGTCCTTGAAGTATTGGATCCTTAACGCAACATATGCCGATTCTTTAATTAAAACTCCTAACGGAAGAGATTCGCAAGGCAGGGAGACTCTTCATTATCTTAACGGGATGGCTGAGGGCATCAAGCAAACGATGGAAAATCTTAGAGGCAAAATAGATAAAGACGAAGTAGATCAATCGGCGCAACTTAAGATAACAGCTTTTAAAGATGACAATCCTGGGACGAGAGGAGTAAGAACATTTGCGTCTTATACAGACGTGGTTAGCGACAAATCTTTAAGTAAAAGATTCGACAGGTTAGATGAAAAACTTGCAAGGTGGGAAACTAAGATTGCCAATAGAAAAGAAGTAATGGCTGGAAGGCAGAGAGCTATTTTGGTTAACTATCTTGAAGACGTAGGCAAGGATCAAGGTTTTCGAGAAGGTGATGGGCGCTACTATTTCCAAGACATTGAAGGCAGAAAGTACTACAACGGCGGCCTTTTTGCATTAGAAGAACGACTGGACAGCATTCCTTCAGGCAAAAAAGTGCCGGACATTAACTCTCTTCCAGTGATTGAAAACAAGTTTAGAGAGATAAAAAGATCAAAAAAAGGAACTGCCCGAGACATTGAGGTTTTCTTGCAAGACTGGGACGATTGCTTAGCCGCTGCTGATAACAATTTTTTTGTCAAGGCTTTAGTGAAAGCAGAGTCAGCTGCCTATGAAACCGTAAGCGAAGTAGACCAAGTCAAGTTTTCAATTAAATCGAAGTTGTTCAGAAGAGTTTCAGGTCGTCAGTTGAAGTATGGAGAAGTAAAAGCGTCTAAAAGCTATTCACTGGCTGACAACGGCGTTCATGGCCGCCAAGCTTTTTTCCGGTTTTCGTACAAAAAAGCAGACGAAAGCGACAGTCAATGGAAGGTACATCCAGCTCTTTTTGCGGTACGCCAGTCTTCAGAAAGTGAGGCTTACAACGATTTTAATTTTTACGCGCCAAGCCGAGCAAAGTACGCTTTCAAGATTGATCCTGTTTACGATGTTGCGTCTGAAATTGCGTTAAACGGTCAAACAAAATTTGCAGTTTTAGACAGCCATGAAGAGAAGAAAAGAAAAGACAACAGCGGCGATGCCGGGTTTGTTTGGTGGAACGGCAAGGAAAAAGACAGCCTAAGGGATGGCAACAACTTGTTTCCAAATCTTGAAGAGCGCGGACCTAAACTTACGAATGAGTGGGATGTATTCTCGGTTAACACTGATACGCAAGTCCAGTTTAGTTTTGAAAGTGGGCCTGAGTTGGTATTAACGGCTGTAACTGAGCAGCAAATAAGTTCTACGGATGGAATTTATAAAGACCTTTCGCTCCTCTCGTTAAATATGTTTGCAAACAGAGGTATCCAGGATTTACGCAACGTGACTGCATTTGTGACAGAAGGCAAGATGAGCTATAGGGTCAATGATTTGACCCAGCCATCAGGCAGGAGTACCAGTTACGCCCCAGATATTTTTGTTGATACTGTGCTTGACAAGGTTAATGGTATTGGACGTTACGCTCCTTCAACGGTTTTAGATCAACCAAGCCTTCGACTTGCGAAAAACTTTTGCAACTTTAATAATTTACCTACCGAGCCTGACCTTGATTCAGGCAATTCAGTAGGGTCCATTGCTTTGCATATGGATGGAGTTATTGCCGACAGTTCGTCCTGGCGTGAATTTTGGGTGAACAACGCTCCTTTTAGTTTGCTTGAATTTGCGAGAAAGAACGGCAAAGAAACTTTAGTGCCTGCATTGCCTACGGATAGTGCTGGCAAGGCGGCAGAGAGCGATGGTCGTCCTATTGCGTTAACCATTTCAGCATTGTTTACTACAGGCAACATCCTTGAGGATTCTTACAAGGAAGAATTTTTAGATTACGGCGCAAGCACTCAGGATCTTATTGCTAGCATGGTGTACAGGGAAGAGTACACAAAATCAATTTTTCAGCGGAAAAGAACAGTAGAAGTTCAATTAAAAAGTGGTGGATTTTTTGGTAGAACTGATTCAGATACAGCAATTAGAGAAACGTTTGATCTCAGTGCTTTTGTCACAAGCAGGCAGCAAGCAATTATGTTTGGCAAAATGCTTGTAAACCAGCGCAGATACATTCGGCGTGGCGTGGAATTTAAAACGTTCCCATCGAGCAATCCAATAGAGCCTGGAGCGTTTATTTACGTCGATATTGGCCTGAACTCTTGGGACAGGACGTCTTCTGGCGTTATTGGTGCGGGGGGAGCATTGAACTCACCACTGCAAGACAGCATCCCATCTGGCACGTATAACTTCTTGATCTACAACAGAGACAACTCAGCTGTTACGGCGCAAAATTCAGTCACGGTCTCAAGCGGCGTCGCTTCATCTTTATCTGGCAGGGATGGCCAGCTTTATGTGATGGGAATTGTTTCAAGCACAAAACGTGTATTTAGGGTCACTGAGGTTGAAATGGATGAAGAGGGCGAAGTGACGGTAAGAGCTATTGAGTATCCATGCGATGACGAACAACGCGCTCGTGTTGCGGACTTTAGACCCAGCCTGTTTAAGGTGAGCTAAGGTAAGGTCAATGTTCTAGATCCAGCGAAGCGATGGCCTTCTATACCGGACGCAGTGGCTCGCTGGTTTTCAATGGCAGACCCGTCGCAAAGATTCGTGACTGGTCTGTTGAAACTACTCTTGAGCTGTTGAGCACCAATACTATTGACAGTACAAGCAATACGTTTACTCCTGGAGTCAAGGGCGCGACGGGCAGTGCGACTTTGATGTATTACAGGCTTGAGACGGGAGAAGCCACAAATTTCACCGAGTTCACAGCATTGCTATCAAGAATCCACAAGACTGGCTCTATTGAGACAAGCGATCGTGTGTTTATGGAGCTAAACGTTGGAGCGGGGAACGCTGATGATATTACGTTCAACGCTTACATCACGTCTGCAAGCATTTCAGTTTCGACTGGTGAGTTAAGTGTCGTTCCAATCAATTTTACGGTTGACGGCGACTTTACTCAAGTTATTAGCTAATGACGTTTTTCCTTGGCAGCCAAGGCAATATTAGATTGCGCCGTGGAACGGATCCAGTTCTTGGCGTTTTATCAGAGACTATTGGTCTTGATGACATTGGCACGGTCCTTAACCGTATTGGAACGGCAAATGGCATAGACAACCTTTTTACAGGAGACAAGGTCGATATTGAAACAACTGATGCACGCAACCTTCTGTTTATCCCAGTCTCCAACTGGTCTTCTGGAGCGGTAGAAGATACTTTTAGTGCTTATATAAACGTCAACGCCGCTGGAGGTTTGCGTTTATTTTTAACATTTGCTGATGCTGTAAACAATAATCGTGAAACTGAAATTGCGTTACAAGCGTTTACGGGAGACCCTATTGCGGTAACAATTGCTGTTAGAGACGTTGGCTCTAACATTCTTGGCGACGTCACGAGCTACGAATTTAACGCTAGTCGTGAGCAAGTTGACACAACAACGCTTTCGGACAAGTTTAAGAATCAATACAACGCTGGTCTGATCAGCGGCAGCGGACGTATCGAGTGCGTTTTCAATAATGCAACGGATGGGGTGAGAGAAACACCGTTATTGATGCTGCAATTGATCCAAAGGTTGGACCTAGGCAGTGCCTTTGATCTTTTCCTGTATCTAGTTGATAGAGATTTGAATCCAGCAGAGCAGAGCGTTTTTTACTCTCTCACTGCTGTTGTAACCAATTCTGGCGTTTCAGTTGACCTAGACGACGCAATCAGATGCACTTTAGATTTTGTAACTACTGGCGAGCTAAAGCTTGTGGTTGGAACGTTAGCCGAGTACTTGCTGAAGGAAGATGACGATCGAATCCGTCAAGAGCAGTCGCTCGATTACCTGCTGAAGGAAGTTACGGATTAAACTAAGCGCAAGTACCCCGGCATAAGGAGCTGAGCTTTGGCTGACCAAAGAATTACGCAGCTTAATGAGCTGTCCAA